AGGCTGTAGCAGCAGACAACGCTGCCTATCAGCTTAAAGACTCCTATGACACTGATGTACTGTCTATCATGGGTGCAGGTGCAGCCAATGTAACTGGTTGGGGTACTGCGGGTGCTCCTATCGATATGGGTCATGGTACTGGTGATACCGATCCTCTGGACATCCTTGCTCGTCTTGCACGTGAACTGGATGACAACAACGTACCGGAAGAAAACCGTTATGTTATTGCTCGTCCTGAGTTCTACGAAGAACTGGCTAAAACCAATTCTAAACTGATGAGCATCGATTACAATCAGGGTGACGGTGGTCTGCGTAATGGTCTGGTAGCTTCAGGTCAGCTTCGTGGCTTCATGATGTATAAATCCAACAATACTCCAGTTGTTGCAGGTACAGGTTCTTTCTCCGGTACTAACTACAACCAGATTATCGCTGGTCATATGTCAGCAGTAGCTGCTGCTTCTGCAATGTCACAGACTGAATCCTTCCGTTCACCAACCACCTTCGCTGACGTAGTTCGTGGCATGTTGGTCTGGGGTCGTAAGGTTCTCCGTCCAGAAGCTCTGGTACATTCAGTATACTCTACTGATATTGACTAATCGTTAGTCTAGCCTCCCCTTCGGGGGAGGTATTTCCTTAAAACGTCCACAATAACCTTCTATAATACTCCCAATTTACATGAGGTGTAAGTAGTGTCCACAACCTATCTAGAAGTAGTTAATGAGGTTCTTAGTGAACTTAATGAAGTGCTGCTTACTGCTTCCACCTTCTCTAATGCCAGAAACATACAGCGTCATGTTAAAGAAGCTGTAAATCGTGCATACTTCGACATTAATAACCCAGAACACAAGTGGCCTTGGTTAGCTTCAGCGGTATCTATAGGTGACTTTTATGGTAACCAATCCATAGAGACAGTCAATGGAACTCGTTGGTATTTATTCAACCCAAGTGCTGTAGATATAAATGATGACTATGGTCATATTGATTGGGAACACGTTGAGATTACTACAGCAGGTGTAGTAGGTGAAACTGCTCCATATCAACATGAAGTCCTTAACTACATAGAATTAGACGAGTGGAAAGATCACTTCGCTAACTCAGAAGATCGTGATGAAAGTAACACTTCCATTGGTGGTATGCCAAGACGTATCTTCAAGAATCCAGATGGTCGTAGATTTGGCCTATCCCCTATACCAGATAAGGTATACAAGATTTACTTCTTTGCATGGGATCGTCCAGAGAAGCTGAACCTTCATTCAGACACATTCAACCTCCCTGATCAGTTTATTCATGTTCTGATTGCTAGAGCACGTTACTATGCTTGGCAGAGAAAGGAACAGCCAGATGATGCAAACTTGGCATTACAGGAATACAAGGCTTCAATCCGGGGTATGCGTCAACAAACTATAGATGCAACACCAGATGCAATGAATGACACGAGAATCAGGTTTGTCTAAGAATGGGTCAGCAAACTGCACAAGTTATAAACCTAGACGGTGGCCTTGACTTAACCTCAACCCACTATATGCTTCAGCAGGCTCCGGGTACTGCAAGTATTCTGGTAAACTACGAGCCTTCAATTGAAGGTGGATACAGACGTATCAATGGTTATCAAAAGTTTGGAAGCGGTCTGGTAACTGGAAGTCCAAATACTATTCTTGCCACTTACCCTTATGCAGATGGCGTAGTAGCCGTAGCAGGTAGCGGTATATACTTCTCCACAAATGGAGACGCTTGGCTTCAGGTAAATAGAGATACCTATACAGCGGGTACTGGAACTGTGGAGGTAGCACTAAGTGGTACATATATCCAAGTTAATGGTACTGGTACTGCCTTTACTACTGAATATGAAGTCGGTGGGCATATCAGAATCGCAGGCAATATCAGAAAGATTGCAGCTATCGTTAGTGATACCGATATGGTATTGGACTCCGAAATATCTGGTGGCGTATCAGCAGGAGCAACAGCCTACTATAACGGAACACTTACCTTATCAGGTTCAGTTATCTCAAGGAATACCCAAGGATTCTCAGAGATTGCTTGGCTAGAGGAAGATGGCGAGTACGGAAGCCTAAGTATTGTAGATCGTAATGGTAATGCTAATATCGGATACTTCAAGATTACGGGATCTGGGGCATCTAGAAAATACTACTATGACGATCTTGACGAAGACTTTGCAGCTCCATTGGCTCCAAGACATGCAGCGATACTGTCACGCAGACTTATAGTTGCCAATCGTGATAGTGAGAAGTCAACAGTATTCTGGAGTGACAGGTTTGACAATCAGAGATTCGATGGTGCTAGTGCAGGTAGTGTAACGCTTGTAGAGCCTATTATTGAGATAAAGCCATTTAAAGATAGGTTGATTATATTCTGCCGTAACTCAATACATCAGCTAGTAAACATCGATACTCCAGAAGCTACACAGGTTCTTGAGATTACCAGTAATACAGGTGCTGCAGTAGAGGGTAGTGTACAGGAACTTGGTGGTGACTTGGTGTTCCTCAGTCATGATGGTATTAGAACCCTGAGCGCAACAGACCAGTACGGTGATGTAACTCTCGGTGTTATCTCTAGAAAGATCGACCCATACATTAAAGAGATACTTTTTGCAGTTAGTGGTAATAACTTCTGTAGTACAGTAAGCAGATATAAGAACCAATACAGACTGTTCTACAATGCAAGCAGTGGATCTGGTCTTGGACTGATTGCTACCTACAAACTGGGTTCTAATGGTCAGCTAGGATGGCAGTGGAGTAAGACACAGGATATGGCTCCAAGCTGTATCTCTTCTATCACTAATAACTTCATACCTGATGATGAACAAGAACGAATATATCATGGTGGCTATGACGGTTATGTTTATCGTCATGATGTCGGCAATACATTTGATGGCACTATAATCACCTCCAAGCTGAAACTCAATGAGATTGATTATGGCGATATTGGGTTAAAGAAGACACTCCACTATGTAAGATTGTTTGGTAATGTTGAAGGTGAAATGGGTGATATAGATATGAAGATCACCTATGACTTCGATTCTCAGGAAACCCATCAGCCAGATCAATATCCGATTACAACAATTGACAGTGTTGCCATATATGGGGATGCCATATTCGGTACATCAAAGTTTGGTGGTGTTGCTAGGTTCTCGGAAAGAATACTTGTAGATGGCTCTGGATTCAGCAACTCATTCCTGTTCTCCAGTTACAACAGCAGTGCGCCATATTCAATTAACTCCCTGTATGTAGACTACAGGATAGGAGCAAAACAGTGACAGGCTATACAAGAGCATTTAACAAAACCACTGGTGAGATCATTATTGCAAATGATTTCAATACCGAGTACCAAAGCATTGATGATGCCTTTGATTCATCTACTGGTCATAAGCACGATGGCACTGCAGGTGAAGCGGCCTATGTTCCTTTAATTTCAGACCCTGCAAACAACAATGCAGTAGAGATCGATGAAAGTAATAATGAGATTGATGTATTTGTAGAAGTAGGTGGTGTAAAGACTCAGCAGATCAAAGTAACTGATGGTGCAATACTTCCATTTGTTAATAATGACATCGACCTTGGTAGCCCAACCTTCAAGCTGAAAGATGCTCATTTTGATGGTACAGTTTACGTTGATGGTATTGACATCACTTCAGGTACTGCAACTAGTCTCGTAGCAGATTCTATTCAACTCACTGGTGGTACTGGTTCTCAGGGTACGCTAACTTGGAATGCTCAGGAAGATACTCTTAATCTGGATCAGAATGGCTCTGTACTACAGATTGGACAAGAAGTACACTGGCATGTAAGTAATAACTCCGGTGTTACCATCAACGATGGTGAAGCTGTAATGGCTACAGGTACACTTGGAGCTTCAGGTAAGATCACTGTAGCCAAGATGGTAGGAAGCTCAGCAGCTAATGCCAAGTACCTATTAGGTATCGCTACAGAGACTATCCCAAATGGATCTACTGGTAAGATAACACATTTTGGTAAGGTTAATGATATTAATACATCAGCTTGGTCTGATGGTCAGGTACTCTATGTAAGCACCTCGGTTGTAGGTGGACTTACAGCAACTAAACCTACAAGTGGATTAGCTCAACCAGTAGCCTTTGTTGTTTATAGTCATGCAACTAACGGCATACTGGCAGTACGTGTAGACTCACTTGATGAGAATGCTTTTGCTGCACTGGCCGATAATGAGACTGTAAGTGGTACATGGACTTTCAGTAGTGATCCACTTATCTCCTATGATAATACAACTTCCGGTTTAACAGCAACAGATGTTCACTCTGCTATTGATGAGATCGATGGTAATCTGGATACACACATCACAGACACTACTACTCATGGAACTACGGGTGACATTGTAGGTACTTCTGACTCCCAGACTCTTACTAATAAGACTATAGTAGCAGCAAGCAATACAATCACCACAGCAGCTACAGGTAACCTGACTTCTATAGATTTAAACTCTGCACTGGCAGAACTTCAAACAGACATTGACACAAGAGAACTTCAGGGTGTTGCAGTTGCAATGGCAATCGCATTATCATAAGTAAGGAAAATTAAATGGCTAATACATTCAAGAATTACACATCCCGCAACATCGGCACAAGCCCTGTAACGGTTGGCTCATATACTGTTGGTGCATCAACACAGACCACACTAATCGGACTGACTGCAGCTAACTTACTGACAAGCGCTATAACCGTAGACATCATGCTGAACGATGGTGCTAATGATACTTACATTGTAAAGAACGCACCAATCCCAGCAGGTGGCACACTGGTCGCTGTAGGTGGGGATCAGAAAGTTGTGATGGAAACTGGTGACAGTATCAAGGTAGTCAGTAATACCGCTTCATCATGTGATGTGATTATGAGTCTGTTGGAGATTACCTAAGGGTAACGGGAGCATAAGCTATGGGAACAATAGGACGTAAACCTAACGATGCTCCGCTAACGTCAGCGGATATTAACGATGGTATTGTCACACCTGATGATTTGAGTGTAGGACATCCTACTTGGACTACTGGTGGTAATGTTGGGATTGGACGAGATGCACAGTCAAACCGTAAATTATCTATACAAGCGCAAGGTGACGCAACAGAAACCCCATGTTTTCTTGCAACACTGGCAACTTCTGGTGACATCACTTACCTAGGAACCAATATAGATGCAACAGCTAAATTAGTTAGTCTTACACCATCAGGTACAGGTGGAGCAGATTTTGTTATTCAAAATTCTGCGGGAAATGACGCTATTAAATTAGGAAATCATTTAGTTGATAGCTACATTTCTATATCAACCAATAATACAGAACGTATGCGTATCGACTCCTCTGGTAATGTCGGGATTGGTGCAGCAGCACCAGAAGCAAAACTGCAAGTTAAATCTGGTGCTATACGAGCAGGTACAAATAATAGTTCAGCTGGTTCTGTAGTATTAGAGGGCGATTACAATACAGGACACGCAACAGCTGTTCTAGGTACGAATAGAAGTTCTGGTGGTTGGGTAATAGGTTATGGAGTTGCTCCATCTACTGCGACTACGAATGAGTTTACATCAACATTTGCTAACTTTTCAGGAGAGAGAACAGCTCTAACGGTAGATTCAGGGGGGCTTAGGTTCTATAACGCCCCATCCCAAGCTACTGCGGTAGGTTCGCCTGTTACTATGACAGAAGCCATGCGTATCGACTCGTCTGGTGATGTGCTAGTAGGTTTAACAACACCAACAGACACACCAACATACGGCGGTGTTTATATCTCTGGTGACAGGTCGGTAGGATCGGCTAATGCTTATGCTCAATTGTTTATTAATCACTCATCAACTACTAATCATGGTTTGGTGATTAAAGAGTTACTTTCTGCAGGAGGAAATGCTGTTATCTTTCTTAATAGCTCTGGAACAACTATTGGAACTATCTCAACAACGTCTTCAGCAACCGCCTACAACACATCCTCAGATTACCGCCTGAAAGAAGATATACAACCAATGACTGATGCCACTACAAGGCTTATGTCATTGAACCCTGTGAATTTCGCATGGAAGGCTGATGGTTCTCGTACTGATGGTTTCATAGCCCACGAAGCGCAGTCTGTTGTACCGCAAGCCGTATCAGGCGAGAAAGACGCTGTAGATGCTGAAGGTAATCCAGAGTATCAGGGTATCGACCAATCAAAACTTGTTCCTTTGTTAGTTGCTACGGTTCAAGAACAACAAAGAACTATTGAAGCATTAACTGCTCGCATTGAAGCACTGGAGAACAACTAATGGCATATTTAGGTCAGGTACTTGGGCAAGGCCAAGCAGAACGCTTTGTCTACACAGCTTCTGGTGGTGAAACTTCTGTAAGCCTTTCAGATAACGGCATTGCTGTTCACTACACAGTAGGTCAGGTAGACGTTTATCTTAACGGTGCAAAGCTCATTGCAGGTACTGACTTTACTGCCACAGATGGTGCTACGATCACTGGCCTGTCAGCACTCTCTGCTGATGATGTTATTGATATTGTTGCACTGTCCACATTCCAAGCAGCAGATCACTACACTAAAGCTGAAGCTGATGTCATTCAGGCTGCTAATGATCGCAATCCATCACGCAATGCTGTGGTCAACCAAGAACCAGTAACCCAAGGTACTTCTACCCGTACAGGCTTTAGTGCTACCAAGTACACAGGTAGTGGAGTAAGTAATCCTGTGTCCACTGGTGTCGATATGGCTACTGGTGACTTTGGTGGTTTGGTTTGGATTAAGAATAGGACAACCGCCACAGCAGATTCACATTGGTTAGAAGATAGTGTTAGGACTCTAGGTAATGTATTAGCTACAGATTCTACTGCGGCAGAAACTGCGGTTGGCAATACAACTTTCGAGACCACTGGTTTTGAAACATCTACAACAGACCATAGGATGAATGCCGACACAGAAACCTACATCGCATGGTCATGGCAGACCAACCAGAAGGTAGAGCCGACTTATGGTAGTCCTTCTTTCACTGGGCCAGATTCTGACTTTAGTAGTGATACTGGTAACTGGGTTGATACTTCATCTGGTACTGGTGGATCTAGTTCTGTTTCAGGCGGAGTGTTAAATTTATCATCTGTCGCAACAGGTAGTGGTAGAGCTAGTAGAGCTACAGGATTGGCTAATGGTACTCCTTATCGTATAACTTTCACTGTTGCTAGTATGGCAGGAAATAATACTTTACAAGTAACAGTAGGAACTACTGGCGCAGGTGCAGACAGGCTTGACCACCAGATTACCACTAATGGAACACATACAGTTTCATTTGTAGCAGGTAGCTCATCATCACTCAGTTTTATGTATAATTATGTTGATACTGTCGACACAGCAACAATTGATAATGTACTCGTTGAAGAAATAACTTCAGGTTACACCAACCGAGGCAAACCATACACTGCTCACTACAACACTGACCTTGGGTTCTCCATAGTTGGCTATGAGGGTGATGGTGTAGAAGGGCATGAGATACCTCATCACTTGGGTCGTGTGCCTGAGTTGAGTATTTTTAAGAATAGGGATAATGGTACGGCAAATTGGAACATTGTATCTAGTTTATTTAATAATAATGAGCTTTTAAGGTTTACTACAGACGCATTAAGTACAGCAGGTGGTAATTGTATAAAAACAGATACAACTATTGAGCCATTC